GTTCTTTGAAGAACTGCGAATGAAAGCAAAAGAAGGCTATGGACTTCTTGAAGCCAAAGGTCAGATGGGCAATGGCGATGAGCAAGTAATACCTGATGATGTTCCATTTGATATGGATGATCTTGACATTGGACCAGAAGAAAACAGCAATAAAGAAGATGACATGGTTCGCCAGATTAAACAAAGATTTGGTGATGTCATTCAGATTGGCAACGAAAAGTTTAGTGCAGAACAAATAGCTGAGAGAATGAGAGATGGCGGAGCAGGATAAAAACAACCAAACCAATATCACTCCTTTCGGCGCGGCTCCTACCAATACGTTTGGTGGTGTGTATATGCAACCTTCTCAGTTTGCTACACCGCAAATGCAACAGCCAAGGTATAAATCACCTACTTCTTTTGCTCCTAATGTACAGCCTCAACAAGTTCAGCCAGTTACTACAGAAAGAGTACAGCCGATCAATCAACCGATCAGTTACGATGTTACAGGACAAGCTGGTCAAATACAATTACCTACTGGTGGAGCAAGTTCTTTTGTTCCTGATGTCAGACAGTATAAAAATGAAGCTGGAAATGTTCTTTTTATTCCGTTTGTAAATGGCAAGCCCTTGTATCCTATTCCTGAAGGCTATATTCCTGTTGGGGAGCAAGACGAAAAGCAAAAAGAAAAGGAGCAAATTACTCAGACAGCTACTGTGACCAAACAAGATGATGATGATGGCGGTGATAATTTTGATGTATCTACTTTAGGTCAAACCTCTTCTAGAGAAGGCATTACTTCACTGTCTGATTTAGGCAATTTTTCTCTTGCTTCTGGTCAATTAGATACGGCACAAGGAGCAATGACTGCACTGAATGGTTTAGACAGTATAAGTGTCGGGCCTAAAGGAATTGAGTCTGTAGGTTTAAGTCGGGCGGCAAGAGTTGCCGCCTCACTTGCTCCAGTTCCGGGTTTAGGAACTGTTGTTTCTGTAGGAAACGCCATGAGTAGAGGGGCGGCTATTACTACACTTGCTAACACTTTAGGTGTTCCGACAGATTCAATGGGAGCATTAGGTGCTGCTATAAGCGGTGTTGATTCTAATATGGCACAAAATATATCAGGCATGTATAGCCCACAAGCTATTAACATGGGAATAGAAATGGCCAGACTTGATGCAATGGATGCGGCCTTGAGCACTGGCTTTGCTGAAATAGGAACTGTGACAGACTCAAAAGGAAATGTTACAGGTCATTTTGGAAAAGACAAAGATGGAAATTATAGTTTTACTACCCTTGAAAGTTTTATTGACGCAAACTTTAATGGAAGAATGAACTCTAAAACTGCCAAGGACATCGCAGAAGAAAAATCTTCTTTAAGAGAAACTGGATTAGTACCATTCGGATTAACAAAAGAGCCTCCTACATTTAGAGAATTTAGAGATCAGATGGGGCTATCAGATCTAGATTCAGATTTTGACGATTCATCATTGGGAATTGATTACGGACAAACAGATGAAGGTCAAGATATTGGATTTGGAATCGGACAAGAAACACCGTCATTTGATGCATTTTCAGAAGCTCTAGGAACTAGTACAAGTGATGATGATGGTGACGATGACGGCGGCGGTGATGACGGTGGTGATGACGGCGGATTCGGTGATGCTGGTGGCCCCGGAGATCCCGGAGATTCTGCAGGTCTAGGCGGTGAAGATGTAAATAAAGGCGGCTTTATTAATAAAAAGCATATGGGCAAGAAAAAAACACAACCTAAAAGAAAAGGTCTTGCCGCAAAGTGATAAAAGGAGTATAATATGAACGATACAATTGTAGAATTACAGAAAGAAATCAAAGACAACATGTTCACTCTTACAGAGAAAGAGGCTGTTGTCTATGAAGAATCACAGGGACAGCCATTCGATGTTGTTCTTAGAAAGGTTATTCCTTCCTACCTCATGGAGGCATTTGCGTTATGAACATGGATGAGATTATGCAGATCCGGCAAGAGTTAATTGATAACTTTGCTAATCTGACTCCAGAGGAACAGCAGATATTTAAGCAGGGCATCAATAGTGATTATGGCAAAGTCATGACACGCATGTTGCCTGACTTAGTTATTGGTAATATGGTCGAACTTCTTGATGAAGAGGATCAGACAGAAAGTGCATTAGGCGCACTATAACTGCCTAATTAACTGGCCACCCTATATGGCCCCAGTACATAGGAGTACATATGTCTGAAGAACAAAAGGAAATGGTTGTAGAGAACCAACAAAAAGTAGCATTTGCAAATCGCAAGTATACAAATGAAGAACGTATTAAGCAAGAAGAAGAAGAGCTTGCAAAGCTGATGGAAGAGCAAAAGGGCCAACCTCAAGAAGAAGAACAGCAACAGGAAGCTGAACCAGAAGCTCCAGAAGAAAAGACATTTAAAAAGCGTTACGGCGATCTTCGCCGCCACATGCAAGAAAAAGAAAAAGAATACGAAGATCGTATCAAACAGCTTGAGCAACAAGTAAAGTCTGCGGCAAGTGAACAAATTAAACTACCAAAGTCTGATGAAGACATTGAAGCGTGGGCAAATAAGTACCCAGATGTCTCTGCTATTGTTGAAACGATTGCAATTAAAAAGGCAAAAGAACAAGCGGCGCAACTTGAAGAGCGCATGAAGTATGTCGATGAGATGCAATACTCTGCTAAGAAAGAAAAGGCAGAGGCTGAACTTATGCAATTGCATCCTGACTTTGGTGAGATTCGTGACAGTGACGATTTCCATGAGTGGGCAGAGGAACAACCTAAGTGGGTTCAAGATGCGCTCTATGAAAATGACAATGACGCTCGCAGTGCGGCACGTGCAATCGACCTTTACAAAGCTGATCGTGGCATTACAACCAAAAAGAAATCAACAGGTAAAGATGCCGCAAAAGATGTAAATGTTCGTGGTCGCAACAAGCCACAAGAAAATGAGTCGTCAAACTATCTCAAAGAGTCTGACGTACAAAAGATGTCTGCTGTAGAATATGAAAAAAATTCCGATGCAATCATGGAAGCAATTCGCAGTGGTAAATTTATTTATGACCTTAGCGGCTCTGCCCGTTAAAAAAGTGTTGACATCTAGTAATTTTTCACTATAACTAGAGTCACAATGGAGAAGTGTGGCCCATGTAACATACATGCACCCACACTTTTCATTTTCTGCCTAAGAGCAGGTCTACGCAAACAGCAAGTCTAACGGAACTACCTGACGACATAGGCCCTTATGCCCAAGTATCATAACTGATCATTATGATCTGGATAACGTAAGCACCCTTTGAAATCAGCCTCTTGAAGTATTTGTCGAGTTTGCATCTGTTAATCTTTAAAGCTAGATAGGAGTAATGAAATGGCTTTTTCAACTGCTCCGGGTTACAACAACCTACCTAATGGTAATTTCAGCCCGGTAATCTACTCCAAACAGGTGCAACTTGCTTTCCGCAAGTCATCTGTTGTGGAGGACATCACTAACTCTGACTACTTTGGTGAAATCGCTAACATGGGCGACTCTGTTAAGATCATCAAAGAGCCAGAAATCACTGTTAAGGCTTATGATCGTGGTACAACCATCACGCCACAAGACCTTGACGATGAAGATTTCTCATTGACCGTCGACAAAGCAAACTACTTTGCATTTAAAGTCGATGACATTGAGGAAGCTCATTCTCACGTAAACTTCCAGTCTCTTGCCTCTGATCGTGCGGCTTATCGCCTCGCTGACCAGTTCGACCAAGACGTACTGGGCTACCTTGCAGGTTTCAAGCAGTCTGCTCTTCACTCAAATGCTGACACAGTAAACGATGTAGTCAACGGCACTAAGGCTATTGATTCTGCATCTGACGGTGCCAACCTTGTTGGTGCTGAACTGCTTGCAAGCATGGCAATTGACGCTTCCGATTTCACCGATGGTTCTGGCTCTGCTGGTACTGCCAATCAGTCAATCGGTATTCGTCCACGTGCCCCCGGCGCAACCGACCTTACACCAGCCGCTGGTTCAACCTTCCCACTTACGATCCTTTCCCGTATGTCTCGTCTGCTCGACCAGCAGAATGTAGACAGCCAAGGTCGTTGGTTGGTTATTGACCCAGTATTCAAGGAAGTATTGATGGACGAAGATTCTCGTCTCTTCAACGCTGACTTCGGTGGTTCTGGTCTTCAGAATGGTCTTGTGATCAACAACCTGCACGGCTTCCGTGTATACGTGTCCAACAACCTGCCTTCTTTGGGTACTGGTGCTGGCACTGTTGGCGGTTCCAACGCAACCAACTTTGGTGTGATTGTTGCTGGTCATGACTCCGCAGTTGCTACTGCAGAGCAGATCAACAAGACTGAAACCTATCGTGACCCTGACAGCTTCGCTGACATTGTTCGCGGTATGCACCTCTATGGCCGTAAGATTCTTCGTCCAGAAGCAATCGTTACCGCCGCTTACAACCTTGATTGATAGGAGAGTTATAAATGGCTACTACTGTAACAAGTGTTGTATCTACTGCACGAGGAAACTCCCAGCGCGGACGTAACCCTTACTATGTAGAAAATACGATTGACTTCTCAGGTATCACTGTAGATCCTTCTTCAGCTGATATTGTACAAGCAATCGCAATTCCTGCTGGTTCACTTCTTGTATCTGCAG